TCTGGCAATGTATAACCATTGTGTTCGCTGGTTTCTGCTATACAGTCCTTGAACACGGATATGTAATGATCGTTAACATATCTCATACAAATATTTATAGAAATAACAATAGTCGGTAAATAATAGTACAATGAGCGATACACTCCTACTAAACACTAGCGGACAGCCTATTAGTAGTTTCCCCGTAAGCACAATTGATTGGCGGCGTGCCGTCAAGTTGTTTTTCCTGGACAAAGTGACTGTGCTTGAGTGGTATGACGATTGGGAGATTAGTAGCCCGACATTTAGCATGCAAGTGCCTGCTACTGTGATGGTCAAGGACTATCAAAAGATTAAACATCATGTAAAGTTTAGCAGACAAAATCTTGCATTGCGTGATGAGTTTAAGTGCGGTTATTGTGAGATACAGCATCGCTTTGATGAACTAACCATTGATCATGTATTGCCTCGTAGCAAAGGTGGACGCACCACTTGGACTAACACTGTTATTGCTTGTAAAACTTGTAATGTTGCCAAGGGTAGTGAGCTTTGGACACCCCGGCGGAAACCAGAGGTGCCTGATTATTATCGCATGGCGGCTCTTAGGAGCCGTTTTCCGTTTCAAGTAAAGCATGCTAGTTGGTTAGACTACATTCCAAATGGTCAACTAAACGAATCTGTTCGTCTATCGCCTGCTGCCTAAGATTACATAATGCTAGTAGGTTTTTTGCTAATCGTTTAGGATCTACATCAAAGTGTATAGTTAGATCAATACTGTTTATTTTTTCTTGTGTAGTCATGCTATCATATTCTGTGTTTAGTATGTCATCAAACACATCAAACCCTAGGTCTTTGAGCAATGTAGTTGTGCGATTGCCTAAGTTTATAAAAGGATGTTGTGCAATAATTGGCTTAAAACTTTTTTCTGTTAAAAACTGTGTCTTAGCCCAGTAAGTTTCTAAAACAATGCTATAGTCTGTTTGATCATACCAATCTATATTACCTACTGTATAAAAATCTGTGTTTCGTGTTTCTTGTTGTGTAAGATCTTCAGGTAGTTCAAGTGGCAAGTTTTGTATACACCATTCTATAAAATTGTTGCCTAGGTTATGTGTAAACTCGCTGTCAATAAACCGCCTCGGCTGTAAAATATCTTGTATTGTTCTACTAGCTCGTCCATTGTCTTCTGTGTTTACTTGACCTAAATAACTTACATGATTGTTTAACATATCTTGCTGCCATAGTTTTTGTAAAAACTGTATGCGCTCACTTTTGTGGTTGCGCATCATACATAAGAATTTATTACCGCTAGTAAACTTACTGGGTCTACTAGGTTTGATTAAATCCATGTGCAATCCGTACTGGTACTTCCATCCTATCACAGTTTGTTTTGGATGTACTCCTGCATATTCAACGTCGGGCGTAATAATAATAACGTTTAAATCCATGTCATCCAAGTGTTTTGTAAGTATGTCTCTTGCAGGATCCCACCAACAATATAATATTAGTGTACCGGTATAATATTTTTTGAGATTGTGAATGTGTGGCATGTTCATAGTATCACAATACCAAACATCGGGTATACTGCCTACACGATCCAGTATAAGTTGTAAAAATCGTCCTTGCGGGGCAGGCTGATTGTAGTGTTCGTTGCTAGGACTTAAACTGAATTTCGGCGACATCTCTGAGTTGACCACTTCCCATTGTATATTTTCCTTCTATGCTAGGCAATCTGTGTACTGCACATTTTTCAGGATGATAGATGTATCTTCGCTGCCATGGTTTATCGCTGCCAAATATATGCTGATTTGCATCTGCACACAAATCATCTACTGCAGTTTCGTTTAATGCAAACATAGATTTTGCAAACTTGGCATGTTCTATAGGGCCAGGGTGTCTGTCTCCAGGCATTGTTTCTCTCCAAGTATCATCTGCTGCACTTTTATATCTTAAAAACTCTGCCATACTAGGCTTAAAGTACTTTTGTGTATCAAATACTTCGTCATACTTTAATTCTATGCGTTCCATACTTGTAAAATAAAAATCACAGCCAATGCTTTCTAATATAGTTGCTACTGCACGAAAGTAACTGCGATTTTCAAGTGCAATTTTATCTTCATGCAAATACTTTGCACGTTCTTTAGGCTGATACAAATAAGCATTACCCGGCATATCCCAACCCTGTATATCATTATAATCACTGATACGATGTGGTTGACTCCACATTATGCAAACTATGTCTTTGTCAGTAATGTTATGTGTGCTGATACATTCTGTAAAACTGTGAAGAATAAAGTCATTACTGCCACCTGGTAGAGCCCAGTTACTATAGTTTTCTGCTAATCCACCTGCATGCAAATAGTCAGCCCAGGTGGGCCACTTATACATAGTAAAACTACAACCAAAAACATATAATCTATTATACATATTTTTCCCATAAAAAAAGCGACTACATGTATATAGCCGCTTTTCTGTATACCTTTAAGATTTATTCTTTTTCAGTAAGCTCTGCTTCTTCTAAAAATGCTTTATAACTCTTGTAAAGACTTTCCTCTACACTAGCAATAGCATCTTCTTCAATCTCACGTGGCTCTTGATCCATTGGATTATCGCCAGGTGCTGAAGCAGGATACATTTTCTTAGGACCGTTTAGTCCGCCACTTAGACCAATTAACTGATCTTCTGTGTCGCTGTAATCTTCATCAGGCTCATTAGCATATTCTTCAATGCGCTCTGCATAGTTTGCATAGCCTGCTAGTTGCATGATGTCAGCAAGTTCTTGTACAGGAATCTCTACAGTTGCTTCTTCAACTGCTTCTTCTTCAATCTCATCGTGAGGAATAACATTCCCATCCTCATCCTTTTCATGGTGATCTTCTTCATTTGCAACTGCCATGTCCATGTCGCCATCATTGTCAACATCAACCATAATCCAGTTTTCACCTTTTGGATCCATACTGTCGCATGGGCAATCTGTAGTTGGATTGCCTAACATGTCGCCACACTCTTTACATTTAAGTGTTTTAGGCATCATATCTGCCTCTTCAATTGTTTCTTCTTCAATCGCAATGTCCTCTTGCTGAACGTCTTGTTCAGCGAGTGCCGCTGCGATATTGTCTAGTTTAACTCTTAGTTCAGCAATATCCATTACTTGTCTCCTTTAACATTTGTTATTTTTGGTTCTGGGTTAGATGTAGCCATATCGTACCATTTAGTACCTTTTGCCCAATCTGTAAATTGATTATACAAACTTTTTCCAGGTGCTTTTTTAGGCGGTTGTTTTACACTACTAGGATCTAGTTTGTAGTCTCCGCGTTGTAAAAACGCATACTTGTTTAAACGATCATCAGTGTCATCACCTGCATACTGCGACGGTACTTCGAAGTCACCCGGGTCTACGTCAGGTGTAGTAGGAGCATTGCCTAAGTCATCACCGTCATATTGCCCGTCTGGTCCTAACTTATTAGGTACTTGAGGTATCTTAGTTGTTGGATCATCTAGTTTACCTGATTTAGGTACTTGAGGTATCTTAGTTGTTGGATCATCTAATTTGTCTTTTTTAGGTTGACCAATTTTTTTAAGTCTGTAGTTCTGTGCAATACCGCTTAGTGTATCACCACTTTTTACTGTATAACTTCCACCACCTGGTAATGTAATTTTTTGTCCAGGGAAAATTTTATTAGGATCTTTAATACCACTTAGTTTAGCAAGTGTGCTATAAGTTACACGCTCTTCTAATGATTCTTCAGTTTCAAATGTCAACTCATCTTCGGGTATATCGGTAATAGCATAATCAGTAGCAGTATACTTGTCTGGCGTGACGTCTTTTATACCTGCTTTTGCCATTGCATATGAAATTAAATCATCGTCATCTTGTATGCCCATTTTTGCAAGTCTAGCAGCACCTTTTTCTGTGCTCATCATTTTGTTTGCCGCAGCATAAACGTCATCCATGTTTACGCCTGCTTTAGCAAGATTATCTAAGTTCTGTTGATAGGCTGCATCATATTCTGCTTTTGTAGCATAGCCAGCTGCTTTGCTTGCTGCTCTTTGCTGTTTTGCAAAATCTGCAACATCTTTATACATGTCTGCTTTTGTTATAGGTGCTCTGCCTGCTGCTTTCATTACAGCAGCTTTTTCAGCATCCGCTGCAGCTCTTACTGCGGCTTTTTCAGCATCCATTTGTGCTCGCATTGCATCACGCTCTGCTTGTGAAATTTCGTTTAGTGCATCAATTGCTTTATAAAGATCGTTCATTAGTCGTCCTTTTTAGCAAACTCATACTTGCGTGTTTCAAGACTTTTTAGCATGTTCTCATTGTAGTCATCACCAAAATTATCTTTAGCATTGTTTTCGTCTTTGTAATCACTGTCTAACAGTGTCTCGTATTCTTCACCTTCTGCTTTTGCTGCTTCTTCACGAGCAATCTCTTCAGGGTGGTCACTGTTGATAATAACTAAATGACTTGCAGGAACGCCAACTGTTTGACTAATGTATTCATATAGCTGATGTGCTGTTACAGGATAACTTAGTTCTGCGTCCATGATAAAAACTTCTGCGTTCTGCAGTGTTTGAAAATCCATAGGATGTTCCTGGATAGGAGTTTTCTTTGGCTTGCTGATACTTTTCATATCATACTTTTCTAATGCTGCTTCCAGTGCGTTCATGCGTTCATCATCACACATCTCAGCCATTTTAATGCGAAACTTATATGTCTGTTCGCTTTCTACAAGATAACTCTTAAAACTTTTCATTGTGGTATTCCTCAATTATATGTGTGTATTTATTACTTTTCTTGATTATTTCTACCAAGGATTTCCATAAGAAGTTGGTTGCGATCAACTGCTTGCCCATCGCCATCTTCGGTATCTTCACCATTGGCTCGTGCTTCTTTAGCAAGTCTAGCATCTAATGTTGCTTTTTTTAGTTGTAAATCAACCATGCGCAGTTTTTTGTTGATCTTTGCACTCTTTGCGCTCAGTGCTGTGTCCAGCATACGGCTTGCATTGCTGAAAATCTCACCGCTAAATCGTGCTTCTACATTCATACCCAAGTCCATTAGGTCTTTAAATGTATCTTGTGCTAGTTGTGCAATCTCATCCATCTCTTTATCGCTGGTATCAAGTTCACGCACACTAGGCAATGCAGCATCAATCTTATCTACACTAGTTAATGCTGTTTGTAGTTGTGGAATATCGTCTGCTGTTACAGCTTCTACAACTCTGGTATTTTCTTCGGCTGTTATATCTAGTTCGTCTGCAGGTGCTACATCGAACAATTCTTCAAGTTTTTTTGTCATGTTAATACTTATTCCTAGCGTTTGCCGTTGTGGAAAATATCGTCTTCTGTTACAACTCTAAAGCGCAAGCCTTTGTGCTTTGCCCACTTTGCTGCCGCTTCCCACTTTGCGTGGTTGATAGCAATAGCAAGTTTTTCTTTTTCACGAGTCTTTTCAGTAAGCATGGTTTGTGCTTTGGGTTTAATCTCAATAAGTTCAGCATGTTTGTTGCCGCGCTTGTCTTGATATACTACAACAAAGTCTGGTACATATATTGTACCTTTGCCTGTGAGTGGATTACGATAGGGTATTTGTATTGCTTCACTTGCCCAACTTATTACACTTGGGTTGTTATCACAAAAACGCATAAATGCATGTTCCCAACCACTGCGATAGCGAGGCTCTTTGTTTCCACTATACTTGTCTGGATTTGCTATTGTGTATATACCGTTAGCGTATTTGTTACGACTAAACATTATGCACTCACTTGGCGTGCTATATTCTCGTTTGGAGTAATGTTTGCTTCATATCCAAGTAAACTACTTGTTCTTCTGCTTAAATTTAAGAATGTAGGAATTGCACTTTTAAGATCGCTGGCTTGTTCGAATTCTTTGATAATGTCTACTATGTAAATGTTAAGTTCATTTGCTGCTTGTATAACGGCTGCGGTTAATGCTGCTGCAGCATCTTCGTTGTTGGTGCGAGCTACAAAAAAACTTTTTGCTGCTTCGTATTCCATGTCAGTCATACTAATAGGCGAGGTAAAATAGTTAGTAAAGTAATCCTGTACACGCTGATCAAAACTATCTGCTGGATTTACTATTGGTAGATTTGTGTTCTGTGACATAGTATCTCGCCTATTTTTTACTGTTTACTAGACTACTAAAAGTTTTTAAAGCATCACTGATATTGTTTGGATTGCTCACCGTTCCATTAGTGTTAGGGATCACTTTTGCATATCCTATATTATTTGTGCTTGTAGTCGGTGTGTTAAAATTACTAGATTGTATGTTTTGTCCTTGACTAGATATAACTCCAGCATTGGATCCGGATACACTTTTAACTATACCATCTGTAATACTGCCAGCATATTTATTGGCAACACTTTCAACTAATCCAGTGACCGGTACCAGGATATTACTCGTAGGCTTCTTGCCTGTTAATAAATTATTTGCAAAAATCGACAGTGTATCTGTTAGTACGTTTCCTGTGTTGAGCCTTGTTTCATTATAAATTATTTCGGCATCTTTGATAACACCAATTACATTTCCTTGAAACAGATCTTTTTCTTCTTGTCCAGCTACGCTCACAGTCTGGCCATTAATAAATGCTTCTGTGCTTGTGTTTGTAGTTGAAAGATCACTTGTTTCTACATCATAGTGTATATCAGTAAAGCCACGTGGTGTTATATCATTAACATACCCTGTTGCATATTTCACAGTTTCGTATGCAAGTTGCATTGTGTTTTCCATAAGTCCACCATTTGCATAAGCATGACTGTCGTGATTAAATGCAGTAATAATAGGATTGATTAATGTATATTCTGCAAACTTATGGTTGTGCATACTATAGATTTTAATGTTCTTAAAGAAACGTTTGTTGCCGCGCTGCATGCCCCACTGTTGTTGCACACGATTACTATACTTGTCATACGCAGTATAACTGTTGCTGTCTAAACTATAAGTAGGATCTGCATTATAATAGATATAATACTTGTGCCACATGTTGCGAATAAGTTCTTTTGCATCATCGTGAAAACGCACAGTAATAGGATTGTAGTTCATACTGTGATGGCTTTGCACTTTTCTGTTATACTGATTGTGTGTTACAACGTCAACAGTGTATGTAGGCAAGTCAACACTTTTAACTAGAATAGGTATTTCTAGTTGCTCTACTGTATTGAATAATGTTGCTGCTTCTGATGTAAACTCAAATACTACATGAAAGAGATGACTAAATCTTGGCTGTAGCTCATAGTTGTTGTCAACAAAAGTGCGTGACGCATGTTTATAGTCACGCACTGTTTCGCCTGTGGTTAAGGGTGATAGATTTGGATTTACACTAGCCATGTGGATAAACTCCTATTAGCCAGTAATAGTTTGACCTAGTGTTCTCGCTACTGTTGCACCGATGCCATCACCAAGTGGTGTTTGTACAGCATTATCAAATCTAATGCTCATTGTAATCTGCACTGGCTCTTGTGATGCGTAATCTAAATCATTGTAGTTAATGTTCTGGACAAAACAACCGTATAGTTCCCAAGTCTCAAGTACACTTGGTGCATTTGCGCCATTGCCACCGTCTAGAAGTTCGAAGCGTGTAATAAACTTATAGTCAATACCTGAACTAGCACTACTTTGCTCCATAAAGTCAAACTGCTTCTGAATTTGCTCTCCGCACAATTTAGTAACTGCGCCGTTTACATCGTCGCGTAGGTTAACTGTGATAGGATCCCAAGTATGCTTGCCTGCTAGATAGACTTTACTGTTATATACTTCGATCATTGACTCTTCAAATGTCACTGCTGGACGAGTAATGTTCATAACCTGCTTTGTCATCTCTGTGCGTGGCGAACTAATACCAAAGTTCTCAAATGATGCACGGAAGCGATATTTAAGTTTTGGCATAAGCAAGCCTTGGCTTGCTGCACTCTGGTCACCGTCAATAGGTACTGTAAATTTTGTTAATGATGAAACTGACATGTCGTTTCGCTCCTATAATTATTATAAAAGTATTTATCTAATTCCAGTCATAAAAAATGAGGGGTATTTTTACCAC